TAAAGATTTAGATGTTGAAAGTTTAATAAATAAAATAGTTGAAAAGTATAGTTGATAAAGTTTAAATAATATAATTAATGAAATAGTTTGAAAATATATTATATTATTATTTAAAAAGGCAAAATTAATTATGTATATTTATTAAAATTAAAATTATGATTATAGAATTAAGTGTTAGTGAGTTAAATGATTTGTATTATTGTTTAGGTAAGGTGAGAGATATGAAGGATAAAATGATTGAAAATGATGAGATTGATAGGTTGATGGATGTAATGAGGGATGGAATTATGAGTGAGATATATAATGAAGATGAATTAGTGTAAATTAATTTAAAATAAAAGCATATGTACCAGAAACCCCAACCCAACTTCTTAATCCTCATCATTGGCTTAATTATCCTGATCATGATAAATACTGGGTGTACAACTCAAGGATATGGATGCCGAGGTAAAAGTAAAATAATAACTCGCGTTAGGCAATAAGCTCAGCGTATATTCACATCAATAAAATTAAAACGTATGAAAATAATTAATGGTATTCTAAGCTCAGTATTAAGCGTAATTGCCCTGTATTTAATGTTCATTAAAGCCCAAACCAATCAAGATCTGATTATTGGATTTGGAGCCCTACTAATGGCAATCATATTTATCTGCTTCATGATTATTGAGGAGCAGAAGGAAGACATCGAGCAATTAAGAAATCAACTACATAATAGATATAATAATAAAAAGAACAACACATATACTATTAAGGGGGGAGATGGTAGAACGTATGTTGGGTATGGGGATGAATCACCAGCTGAATACCAACGCATGTTAAGAGAGGTAAGGTAAATAGGGTTATACGGTGGTACAAAAAGAGACGCGCGGTAAAAAAAACCGCGCGTCTTTTAGTCGATGTCGGGTCGCGCGCGGTTGATAGCGGATCGATGGCGGTATGATCGCGGTATGCTCCCACGCCAATTGCGGTCCATCGACGGGCGCGCAAAAAAATTTTTGTACTATGTGTATTTTTACCACTTAAACACCTCTTCACCATCGACAGTATATACACATATACTATAACGTTACCGTCAACGCTACGTTGACCATAGACGTTCCCTCCGTCATCCCCATCCGTCCCTACGTTTGTGCGACGTTTGCCCCACATCACGTTCCATGTTTTCGTATTAGCCCCTTTGCGCCATTTTTGTAAAGTCCCAAAATCTTCTCTTAACACATCTTTTTGGGCAAAACAAAGTATATATGTTTATACAAATAATTAAATCATGAATAATAAATCAAAAGCAGCATTGTACACATTATTTTTATTAATATGGGTAGGTGCCATTATCAAAGTAATAGAAACATACCCTAACGAATCAAAATATATTTCAGCAGCCATAATGGTATTAGGTGGTATTTTTTGGTTATATAAACTAATATATTATATACTTGAGAATAAATAAAAATATGTATCGGTATGGAACATAAAAAATATATACCAGATTCACTAATGCTAACTAAAGAGGCATTTGAACAACACGCACGTAAATTACGTGAGGAGCGCGCTAAACAATTTGGAATGACACTAGAGCAATGGGACGCTGCTGTTGGTAGTGGTACCGTTATACAAATGCCTAGTGGATCAAATATTAACCCTAATACCCAGCCACTATGAAATATGATTTTCATTACGTATCTCCAGAGGATTCCCAATATTATATTAAACTTCCAGTAGGTAAAATGCATAAAGCCGATGCTTTTACACTTATTCCTGATGGTGATGGCTGGGATCATGTATATTACCTTGCCCACTCCGTTATTGATTCATCCGGTGGCACACGACCTGTTGAATATATTTATGTTCTTATAAATAAATCCGTACCAGGAATGGTAAAAATTGGAATGACTACTCTAACACCAGATCAACGAGCTAAACAAATTTCATCAGCTACTGGTGTTCCTACCCCATGGATTCCTGTTTTTTCATTCCCGTGCTATCGCTCCGATTTATTGGAAGAAGAAATTCATGAATATTTTGCCGCTCAACGCGTTAATGATAATCGTGAAATGTTTGCTATTGATTCATATACTGCTCAACAAGTAATAGAGCAATTGGGTCAACGCTATTCTAGTATATTACATGCTGATAGTATTATTAATTTTAAAAATTAAAGAAAATGCTTAAGTTATCTTTCGGTAAGGTGGTACTTCTTACACTTCATTTGGCTGTTTGGGTCCTCTTACACGTTTTTATCGCTCGAGTTACTAATTATTTAGTCAATTATGATGACGCTACGTCTATTATTGGCTTATTTTTGTTGTCTACTATTACACAAGCGTATGTGTTTGTGAAGATGTTTCGTCAAATGTTGTGTATATACGTAGGTACATATAATGTAAGTGGTCAATCAAAAGTTGACTAGGTTGGTTTTTGTAATATTTATACATGATGAAAACCTACAAAATTAAACTCGAAGATAAAGCTGCATTTTTAAACCGTCTTGAAAAAGTTGGTGTTGAGGTTGATAGCTACGAGATTACTGATGATAAATTAAAAGGTTATTTTACTTTTACTACTACTGATCCTGTTACGGATAATATGGTTAAAACCATTTTAAAACAATCTCCTAAAATTGATCAGATTAAGGAGATAATTCGCAAAATTGTTCGTGAAGAACTTTCAAAGTAAATTTGGAAGTATAACTTTTCTCCTGTAACTTCGTCCTACGGTTGGTTTAAAAAATGAAACGGGGATGAATGAAACGGATGGGTGGGAACGGAAAGAACCATATATTTATATATAAACATATATTATGAGATATAAAAATAACGTATTAGATAAACTTAATCAAGCAGATACTTTGGTTAATAGATTAGCTGTTCAAGTTAATAGAAATTTTCCTCAAAACGATATTCTTGAAACTCTTACTAAGTTAAAAGAACAAATTGAAACTACTCGTGAAATGGTTTCTGTTGAACATGATGATTTTGAAAAACAATTCGCTGGACAATGAGTATAGTATTTTGGGTTATAGCAATTCATATAATTGAAATTTTCTTAATAGGTGGATTTTTACTTATTAGAAAAAACAATGCGCTTGAAAAAGTAATAGCTGATCAACAACAATATATTGACGCTGTTAGTATTATTATTAATGATTCAAGTGAAACTATTAAGAAGTTAGATAATCGTGGTGCTTTTGAATCTGATGATGAAGTTGGTACTTTCTTTCAAAATATAAAAGAAATACAAAACGTTTTAAATCAGTTTAATCTCCGTAAAAACTAGTTTGGTTACGATATTTTTTGTTTTTATATTGGATATTAAACATTAAATATCATGTCATATTACTACGAAGAAGATTTAGATACATACTTAGATAGTGAGTTAGGTAAAGTTGCTCTCACTAAACGTGGTCAACCACGTAAACGCAAACCAAAAGAACCTCGAGTTTATTTTACAACGGATACTGAGGAAGCTATTATTGAATATTTAGCCTCTGATAATCAAGACTTTAGAAATAAGCTTTATAGAGACCGTATTGAATATGCTTTTTATAAATTAGCAGAAAATATTATTCATACATTTAAGTTTTATTATACTGATTCAGATACAATTGAGGAATTAAAACACGAAGTTGTAACGTTTTTACTTGAAAAGCTTCACCTTTATGATCAATCTAAGGGTAAAGCTTATTCTTATTTTGGTACTATTGCAAAACGTTACCTTATTATCTATAATAATAACAACTATAAAAAATTACAGGAACGTGCTGATGTAGAAGAAATAGATGAGGATAAAAATATAATGTATGAAACTGTTCGTGAAGCTGAAGAACAAGCTGATCCAAATACATTTATTGATCAATATATTCGTTACATAGATAAACATTTAAATAATTTATTCCCTAAATCTCAGGATGCTAAAACAGCAGATGCTATTATTGAATTATTCCGCAAACGTGAAACACTAGAAATATTTAATAAAAAAGCATTATACATTTATATCCGTGAAATGACGGATACTACTACTCCTCAAATTACTAAAGTTACTAAAAAATTAGATATATTACGTACTAGATTGTACAATGAATACTATCAGCACGGATATATAAAGATTTAAGGACATATATTTATTATCAAACGCGATTTATGGCTAATTTTGACGATATTACCCTGTTTGGTAACACGTCATTGTCCGATATATTTAAGCAAATACATAGAAATAATAAGGACACTGACAAACAAATTAATGATCTCATCGATACTTTAAAACCTCTTGCATCATCTAACGCGGGTTCTGCTGTAATGTTAATGCCTACTGTTAAAGATTTAATTGATGTTAATGTAAAAAATAACGAACAATTAATTAAAATGGCAGGTATTGCGCAACGTGCTGCAACTGCTAATGGAAATTCATCACAAGATGCATTTTTTGATCCTACTGAGATTCAACAATTAATTGATGAGCAACGTGTTATTCAAATTGAAGGTAATAAATTACTAGAACATACTGAAACTATTCAACATCAAATAGAAAACAAGTAATGATAATCAGAACAGGTTTATCCCAATTTCAATCATCTATATCACAGGGATTTCTTTCTGTTAGCTTACCTAATACCTCTACTAGCCAGGTTGGAAAAGTATTTGGGGTTGTTTTAAATGAAAATACACCTTCTAGGGAACAATTTGAAAGAGTAGGAGGTTGGAGTGGAATAGGAGCTATACTTTATAAAAACTATGATGCTTCTAAATCACAAGGAGAAGTAATTGATTTAAATCAATGTGATATAGCTTTACCTTTAGATCCTAATTTAAAAAATTATCCTTTAGTTGGTGAAACAGTATTACTTGTAGATGGACCTTCATTTCAATCCCAATTTAGTAATGCTGCTGGGAGAAAATATTATATAGGTACTATAAATGTATGGAATAATCCTCAACAAAATGCTCCTTATTCTACTACATTAGGAAAAACATTTGTTGAAAATTCTGATATTAGACCTCTTTTACCTTTTGAAGGTGATTATATAATTCAAGGAAGAAAAGGAGCAGGTATTAGATTTGGTTCTACTGTTCCTCTTTATTCTAATATAAGTGAATGGAGTAGAAATGGAAGACCTGATGGTGACCCTATTACTATAATGGTAAATGGGTATATTACTACAGATACAGGTTCTTTAACTCCTAATATTGAGGAAATTAATAAAGAGATGTCTTCTATTTATATGACGTCTACTCAAACAATTCCTTTAATACCCGGTGCTTCTATTATAAATCCAATTAATTCTTCTTTAGAACCTAGACAATATATTTTTCCTCAAGTAATATTAAATAGTGATAGAGTTACTATTAATTCTAAAAAAGATGAAATTTTATTATTTGCTAAAACTGATGTTGAAATAAGTTCAAATAATTTTATTAATTTAAATGCAAGTAATTATATTCATCTTAATATAGAAAGTAAAAATCCTAACTCTAAAATATTATTAGGTACAAAAGTTGATAATACAGTACCTGATGAACCCGTATTATTAGGTGGTCAAACACATGATTTATTACTTGAAATGTGTAATACATTAAGAAGATTAGCAGGATATCTAGCAAATGCTAATGCTGTAAGCTCGGATGGTGCTATACCTGTTATCTCAGTTCAAGATGGAGCAGATCAATTACTTAATGATGTAAATAATTTAATTAATAAATTAGGAACAATTCAATCTGAAAAAGTATACACAGTATAATGGCTGAAACTATAACACCAAATACAACCCCTCCACAACCACCTGTTCCAGGTAATGTATCTGCTTTAGTTTCTCCTGATATAGTAGCTAATGTAAAAGCATCTCAACAACCTCAGTCATTTGGAGATCAATTAGCTAAAGCAGCAGTAGCAGCAGGAACAAATGCTGCTTTAAATTCTACTATAGCTAGATTATATAAGCAAAAAGCTGATTTAATTAAGGAAGGAATTACTTTAGATATAAATCATCAAAGAAAACTTAATCAGTTAGAAAAACTCCATACCCCCGCTAAAAAAGTAGAAAATGGACAGGTTGTAGATATTCCACCTCAATTAAGTGATGAAGAATATGAAGCTGCTGTTAAAGCAGAAGATATAAATTATGCTGCTGCTAAAGAAAATTTAGCAAAAAGAAAAGAAGAAAATCAAAAAGATATAGATGATTATTTAGCTGATCCATTTGCTAAACAAAAAGAAAAAAGAAAAAAACGTAAAGAAGCTAGAAATAAAGCTAAACAAAGAACTAGAGAAGAAAAGCAAGCATCTCGTAAACAAAGAAGAAAAGCAGTTCTTCAAAATGCTAAAAAAACCTTAGTACCTATTTTAACACTCCTATTAACAAATAGAATAGCTGAGGTTATCTCACAGAATAATAAAATTCAACAATTAGTTGATGAAGCAAATATTATAATAGAAGCAGCTAACGTTTCTAATAATCCACTTCAGCTTGAAAATGCTAAAATTGTTAGAAATAATGCTATAACTGTTATTCAAAGTAATGAACAAAAAATAATTAGAATTAATGAGCAAATACAAAGAATAACAATTTATATTACTATATTTAGTACAATATTTTCTATCTTATCATCTATCCCAATCCCAACATCTGTACCTCCAGGTATTGGTATTCCTGTAAACGCTATTACTAAAATTGTAATATTATTAGAAAAAGCAAATAAAATAGTACTTGCATTAAGTGCATTATTACCAACAGTAATAGTTAGTTTAGAAAAAGCTATTCAAATACTAGAAGAACTTAAAACACAGTTATTACCTATAAATGGTGAATTAGAATCTAAATTACCACCAGTTCCAGTTAGATTTGGAACAGATTATCCTCCATATAAAGGATTTAAATTTGCTTTAAGAGAAGAAAATAATCCACGATTTGTAGTAAGAGGTAATAAACGTCATTATGCTGTTGCTATTAATAAACAAAATATTGAACAACTAAAAAGTGAACCATCATTTACGTTAGATCCAAATGATTTAATAGAACAATTAAAATTAGTAATAGATCAACAAAACTTGCAAGGATAAAATATTTATATATATGAAAGTACAAGCATTTAAACAAATTATTAAAGAGGCTGTAGCTGAGGCTGTTCGTGAAGAATTATCTGAAATTTTATCACAAAAACCACAGTTAACTGAATCTAAAACAGCAACGTTTACTAGTGCTAATATAGCTGGAGGTAGTGATATTCGTGCACAATTACGTAGTCAAATGGGAGCTATGTTTGGATATGGTCAACCTCAATCAAGTAGCAATTTAAAAGTAATTGATGCTGTTGATCCATCTACTGGTGATAAAGTAAATCCATATTTAGCATTTATTAATGATGCCGCTAGTAATATGACTGCACAGGACAGATCAGGGCTAAGACAATTAGATTAATATGCCAACACCTCAAACAGTACGTGTTAATCCATTAGATTTGCAAGGAAACATTGCTATTGGGGTATCACTTCCTTTTAATGGTCCATCTGGTCCATTTAATAGTACTTATAGTACACAAACACAAATTAAGTCTAATTTACTTAATCTTTTACTTACTAATAAAGGTGAAAGAGTATTTAATCCTGAATTTGGGTGTGATTTAGGCAGAGCTTTATTTGAAGGTATAAATGAAAATATAGTAGAAACTATTACTGATCTAATTAATACTAACGTAGCAATATTTGTACCTGAAGTACAAATAAACAATGTAGTAGTAGACTTAAGTACACCTGATAATAATACAGTGTCTGTTACAGTTAATTATAGAATCAGAATTTCAGGAACAGCAGATCAAGTCACAGTACAATTTATATAAAAATGGCAGATAATAGTATATCATATTTAAATAAAACGTTTCCTGAGTTTAAAGCTAATTTAATAAATTATGCCAAAACTTATTTTCCAACAGTCTATAATGACTTTACAGAGGCAACACCAGGTAATTTATTTATCGAATTAGCTTCTTATGTTGGTGATGTATCTTCATTTTATATTGATACTCAAGTACAAGAAAATTTCTTATTATACGCTAAAGAAAAAGAAAACTTATATGCTTTATCTTACATGCTAGGATATCGCCCTAAAGTTTCTTATGCTGCTAATACATCAGTTGATATCTACCAATTAATTCCAACTTCAGGATCAGGAACTAATTTAGTACCTGATTATAGATATGCTCTAATTGTACCTGAAAATACTCAGGTTACTTCTAATACAAATAATGTTAAATTTTTAACTACAGATAAAGTTGATTTTAGAGATACAGGAAGTATGGAAATTACTTTTGTAGATAATAATTATTTTCTCTTAAAAAAATCTGTTAAAGCAATATCAGCTGAAATTAAATCAACTACTTTAACA